CTCACCTTCAGCACCCCAGTTGCATAACTAGCTTAAGCAACTCGACACATCGAGCCGCTGCGAGGCGGCTCGATCTGTATGTGTCGAATACTTAGGACAGGAACTGAATATGAGAAAAGTGAGATTATCAGAATTCAGAGGCTTCGTCAGGGGCGTGCTTGCCGAAGCTGAGATGAAACGCAACCCTGAGCTGACTGGGCGAACGGCTTATGATCCAAAAACAAAAAAGATGTATGTCGAATGGGATGACGGAGATCAGAAAGTCGTAGCAGTCTACAGTGTGGGAAGCGTGGATGAAGAAGAGACTCCTTGGTTCGATTACGACGGTGACAAAGTGCCAGACAAGAACCCGCAGGAGTTGACCTACGAAAAGAATGAAGCAGATTTTCCAAGTGGACTTCAGATAGTAACTGCAGACATTGCTATCAAAGCTGCACAGGCATATAAGAGTTCAAATCCGGGCGCAGACATAGCCTCGGTGAACATGCTCAATAGAGCAGCAAGAACTCCCGGTCTTGTCAATTCTGTCGCAAATGAGAAACTCCAGAAGGCTGCTGGCGGCCTCGATAAAGCCCGTCCTGATTTCTATAAGAGAAAAGCAGAGCAAAAGGCGGCAAAGAAAGGCGCGAAATCAGGTTCGACTCACTCGCCTGGTCCACCTGCTGCACCTGCTGCAGCTACGGCATCTCGAGGAGGATCTTCCTCGGGTGCGAGCAGCTCTCGTATCGGGACAGATTTGCGCGTGAAGAAAGGAGAGTATGGATTCACATTCAAGTTCAACAACACATCCCGGGGAACAATAACGATATTCGTGTACCTGCTCGATACCTCACAGGCAGCTGCTTTAGGAATGCGCGAAGGTGAGTTCATACAGGGAAAGAGACAATTACCTGTCACAGATGATTATCTTGGGCAGCTGAGTGTAAGCCCTGGTGAGTCTCTGGACTATAAGAACCGCTTTGACCAGGACGGTTTCAAGTATGCAAAAACAAAAATGTCAGGAAAGACACACCTTCTCCTCGCTTACTACAGGGGCAAACCCGGAAAAGATGGAGCCATCGATCAGAGCAAAATTGCAGGAACTTCTCTCTCAAGGCTCTTTATCGAAAAAGAAGCTAAGGAGTAAGCAATAGATCAGCTTCATTCGCAGCTGCTTTCATCGCGTTTTATTCTGTGTGAACAGACAATAATACACTCATGAAATTCTAGGAGACTGCTGCGCGCGATCCTGCAACGCAAATTTCTCCACAAAAAGCCAGGAGAAAGTCAAAAGATGAGCAAGGAAATCGATCTAATCGAGCAGCTAGTGCTCGAGATCATCAGGAAAGTCAAGATCGATGGTGACACAAAATACGCCGTCTACACGAAGAACATCCCGAAAGGGGAGAAGAGAAGGCGTCGTCTTGGAGTCCACGACACACTGTCTGGCGCCAAGAGGCAGCTCGCTGCGATAGAGATTAGCAAGCAAAAGAGATAGTTCTCTAAAACTCCCCTACATCCTATTTACATGTAGGAGAGAGCCGTGGCGACATTCGTTCAGACATTGAGTCCCACACCGTTCGGGATATTCGACGCTGACACACAGTTCCAGTCAGAAGCTGACAATATGATCACTTTCGTCAAGAGGAAGCTGGGCGACGACATACTCTCAGTTGAGTTGACAAAGAAGCAGATCTGGGCGAACTTCGAGGAAGCGACTCTAGAGTTTGGTGCCCAGGTAAACCAGTATTCGATTAAGTCACAGCTCCTGCTTCTCCTAGGATCACCCACAGGATCTCTCACAGGCTCAGAGAACACTTTCCCTCGACAGACGCTAGAGTCCCTGTCAAGATTCGCAGAGCCTTATGCGACCGAAGCAGGCGTCGGAGGATCGTTCAATATGATCTCAGGATCCATACCTCTTCAGAAGCAGGTACAGGATTACGACATATTCGATCAGTTAGTTGATTCAAATGGAAACAATGTTTTCCAGAATCAGCCTGGTGTGCTCAAGACAAAGCTCAGGATATCCGAGGTGTTCCACTTCGGGCCTCAGGCAGCATATCGCTTCTTCGATACGACGTCAGCTATTAACTACCTGAACAATGAATTCAGCTTCGAGTCGTTCACCCCTGAGACGATCTTCTACGTCCTACCTGTTTTCGAAGACATACTTCGAGCAGGAATGCTTGATTTGTCAACGAGAGTTAGAAGATCAAACTATTCTTACAAGGTTGTGGGAACTAAGATCCGTATCTTCCCCATGCCCACCCAGATGTTTCCTCAAAATCTGTTTCTCAGGGTGAGGTACTTCAATGATCCTCTTAACCCGGCGTATGAGGACCAGACAATCAGGGGCGGTGTTTCTAGCTTTGCGAATGCTCCCTTTGGAAACATACAGTTCTCTAACATAAACTCTGTTGGAAGGCAGTGGATCAGGCAGTACGTTCTCGCTCTAAGCATGGAGCAGCTCGGCCTTGTGCGAAGCAAATTTGGAACCCTGCCTGTTCCTGGCGGAAACGTTACGTTGAACGGTGCAGATCTCACTGGCAAGGGAAGAGAAGACAAGAAAGATCTGATCACAAAGCTTCGTGAGATGCTAGAGTCGCTCACATACGAGAAGCTTCTTGAGACCTCTGCTGTGAGATCCGAGAACATCATGAAGCAGCTCAAGCACATTCCTGTCATCAATGGCAAAGCAATCTTCATGGGGTGATAGATGGCAAGACTATTCGTATCTGAGAGAGAGATAAATTTCATCAATGACACCATGAAAGAGGTTGTCAAGGATGTCATTGGTCAGAAGATATACTATTTCCCCATCTCTGAGATCAAGTCTCGTGTTCACGACATCTACGAGGAGACACCCGACAAGGTTTTCGAGAACCCAATTCAGATAGATTGCCTCGTCAAATATCAGCCGCAGCAAGTCAGGGCTAACAAATTCGGAAGCGAGCAGATCTACACGATAGAGGCATATCTGCAAAAGAGAGACCTTATTGACAAGGGCATCGACATAAAAGAGGGAGACTTCTTCAGCTATGGCGACACTTTCTTCGAGATAGTTCAGGCTCCTCTGTCAGATGTCATCTTCGGCCAGATCGAGTACAAGAGTTTTATAACTATCATCGCTAAGCAGTCAAGAAAGGGCCAGTTTCTCAGCAAGATCTTTGGTCCAACATCAGAGGACTACTCAGATCAGGATGCTGTTCAGACAACATTCGTTCAGCAGAGAGGATTTGGAGAGAACAGGCTTGGAGAGACAGGAGATGTCAGAGAGCTTCAACGCCAGGGCGTCCTTGATGCACCAATTTCAGGACCAGCAGAGGTATCTCCACAGGGTACAACGACTGCTGCTGGTTCATCATTCTATGACGAGAGCTAGCCATGGTAACAGGACTTCCAAATCCGACAGCGGGCGACAACGTTCCAGACAATTTCTTTCTCCCGCAAGCAGGGATCGAGGAAATGGACAGGGCTGTTTTCACGCTTTTCGACAAAATTCTGAATTTTGAAGTAAAGGTCAACGAGCAGACCACACACGTTCCCGTGGTGTTTGCGTCAGGTGAAAGGTTTGCGCTGACACGTCGCAGGCAACCTATTCGTGATGCAAACAACGCAATCATTCTTCCAATAATATCGATATACAGGCAATCAATAGATCATGACCCGGGACAAGGAGGATACGGAACTGCAATCGCCTTCAGGGATCAGCCAGGCTACGTCGTAAAGAGAAGGTTGTCTTCGCAAGATAGGCAATATCAACAGCTTGTGAACAAGTTGCAAATTGCAAACCAGGACAACGTGGCGTCTCGCAAGAACTTCTCTGAGAACCGCATCTTTCCAGGAAACGTTGCTCAGCCAGGCACAGTAGCATCTCGAAGAAATGGCAGCAATCTCTCTTATGTTGAGAGAGAACAGAATCTGCTTGAGAAGCAGATGGGAAACAACATATTTGAGATAATCACTATTCCGTACCCCAAGTTCATAATGGCCAGCTACGAAGTTACTTTCTGGACACAGTACACATCTCAGATGAACCAGATGCTAGAGACCATGATGTCCAAGTTCCCAGGACAGGGCCACGACTTCTATGTCAAGACTGAGAAGGGATATGAATACGTCATATTTGTTAATTCTCCCCTGAATGCAGGCGACAACTTTAGCGACTTCTCTAACGACGAGAGGATAATAAGGTACAGCTTTGGTCTCAGGGTACCAGGATACATTCTCTCAAATCAGAATCCAGGATTACCTCTCCCCTACAGGCGATTTCTGTCTGCTCCCATGGTTGAGTTTGGATTTAATCAATCTTCATCACAGATTGTCAAACCTGACAATGGTCCTTCTGGTGAAAAGGCTAATAGATTCATCCTGTCCGATGCAGACGATGTCAATCCTGACGGCACTGCAAATCTTTCCAGAAGAGACGATGGAACGAAAGTCGTGCAGACTATAGTCGATCCATTCTCTAATAAGTCTGTCAAGAAAACTGTCAGCGTACTGGCAGCTAACTCTAGAGCAGGAGAGACGGTTGCTAGCAGTCTTGTAGTGGTAAGCCTGGAGAATAAGCTGGATTGAGCAGTTTGGTTATCCGCTTGATAGTTATCATCTGATTGACAAGCGTCTAAGGAGATATAGATGGCAGAGCAAACATTTAGCTCACCAGGATTCTTTGATTCAGAAGTTGTAGCTCCGGCAGCCGCTGCAGCTGTGACAGGAGTACCTGCTGGAGTGATTGGCTCGTCCATGATGGGACCAGCATTTGTACCCGTGACAGTCGGAAGCTTCGCTGAGTTTGTAGCGCAGTTTGGAGAGCTTGACCCTAGCTACATGGCACCATACGCTGTTGCCGAGTTTCTTAGAAACAGGTCAGCACTCACTTTCGTCCGCATGCTTGGTGCAGGTAAGAACTCAACAAGCAGCGACATTCTGACGACAGAGACATATGGCACGACGACCGGCGCGGGATTCATTATTCAGGGATCCCAGGCATTTAACGACGATAAGAGGCAGAAGGGTTGTGTTCAGTTTATTGCCGCTAAACACTTCGTATCAGCAGCTGCAAGCGTAGGCTACCCAGAGTTCAGCTCTAACAGCAGCTACAATCTTACTAGCAGCTTCGCGAATATCATTCGAGGAATAGTCCTTACTGCTACCGGAACAAGAATCCAGGTCATGGATCACGACCAGTTCTACTCCTCCGCTACAACTGCAGATGATCTTGCATCCATCGGGTCTACGACAGGTGCTCCTACGTACCTGAATTTCAAGCTTGTCATCTCTAGCAGCTCTCCCGGGTTTGGAAACACCGAGGGAAAGACTGGCATCAAGATATACACTGCATCTCTTGATCCGACAAGCGACAACTACATTCAGAAGATACTCAACACAGATCCTTACAATTTCCAGAGAGACGAGCACCTTCTTCTCGCTCACTTCCCAGTCGAAGACGAGATAGCTGCTGTTTCAACGGATTCTAACTCTGTTGCAATTCTGTCAGGGTCTGCCAATACTAACAGCAAGTCAGGACAGACATTTATCAACCTCTTTGGAAGGTTTGATAGCAGGTACACAACCCCGAGAACAACATCGTTCATATCTCAGCCCTTCTCGCAGAGAGAATACGATCTATTCCACTTTGAGACGATAAGCGACGGAGCAAACGCAAACACTCGTTTCAAGATCTCCATCAACAGCATTAGAAAGTCAGAGGATCCCAATAATCCTTACGGAACTTTCAATGTTCAGGTGAGAGACTTCAACGACACTGATGCGAACCAGGTTGTCCTCGAGCAGTTTGGTCCATGTGATCTGAACCCAGCATCAGACAACTACATTGCCAAAGTCATAGGTGACAACAAGGTATTCTACAACTTTGATGCAGAGTCAGACTCGGACAGGAGGTTGATCACATCGGGAAGATACCCCAATGTATCAAGGTTCGTAAGGGTCGTAATGAACGAGGAAGTCGAGAGAAAGGTAACCCCAAGCAGCGCACTCCCATTCGGATTCAGAGGAATACCAGCAATAAAGACAAGTGACTCTCTCACAGATTCTACTCGTGCAATATCTTCCATCGTGGGAACTGGCGACATTGCGATAAACAGGACTGCTGCTATCGCTTCTAGCAATGGTGCAATCCTTGGATCAATTGTTCCGCCTCTTCCCTTCAGGTTCAAGGTGACGAAGGGAGAGGTAAACTCTGGAGGAGGCTTCGTTGGACAGCCTGGTGCGTACGAGCTAGCAGATCCTCGTCTCTACTGGGGCGTAAAGTTCCAGAGAGTTCCCCTGTTTTCAACGACACCGACAGCAGTCCTTGCGTCAAACGGATCTAATCAGAAGAACGAGACTGTTGACAACTACACGAAGTTCCTGGGCATCTACAAGATGGACAGCCTGGTGACGGGATCTGGCGCAGACATCTTCAACAATAACAAGTTCACACTTGCAAGGGTTGCTCTTCCAATGAACAAGCCTGCAGGCGGGACAATAATGTCTGCTGTCAACAGCTACTTTACAGGGTCTGCTGATGAGATAATGCGTGAAGCTGCATACATCAGGAACGCATCTCCTAGCACATCGGATGGCACAGTTGTTGATGGTTCAAACCAGAGACTTACACTTGGATCACTAGTCTCCCTGACGTCATCTGTATATTTCAATGCACTGCAGAGCTACAACAAGTTCACCAACATCTTCTACGGTGGATTTGATGGGACAAATATCCTTGATAAGGATATGAGCTTGATGAATGACAAAGCTACGTCTTCTGAGAGTGGAGGAAAAGCTGTTGCTAGCCTCAACATAGGACTTTCAACGGCTTTCACTCCTGGCGTTGGTGCTAACAACGGATACGTGCAGTCTTACCAGGTGGCTTCATCAATCATCCTGGACCCATCTGTTTCCACCATCAATATCCTTGCAATACCCGGTATCAAGGATGCTTTTGTTACAGACTACGTCTCAAAGGCAACAGAGAATTACTCCAAAGCAATATACCTCATGGATATTCCATCGTATGACGATCAGGGCGTCAGGCTGTTCACATACAACAGCAAGAGGCCAGATACGAATGCGACGATAAATTCATTTGCCGGGAGAGCTTACAATAACTCCTACGTCGCGACATACTACCCAGATGTATCCGTTGTTGACCAGAACACTGGTAGACCTGTCCAGGTTGCAGCTTCTGTAGCTGCGCTTAGCGCACTCGGATTCAACGACAGCGTCTCTTTCCCATGGTTTGCTCCTGCAGGTTTCAACAGGGGTGCTCTTGAGAACTTCTCTAACGTAGCAGTGAGACTCAACAGTGCTGACAGAGACAGACTATACACCAATAGAATCAATCCCATAGCTTCTTTCCCGAATGCAGGGTTCGTAATATTCGGACAGAAGACGCTGCAGATGGCGAGATCATCTCTCGACAGGGTCAATGTTCGTAGAATGCTTCTAGAGGTGAAGAGAATAGCGTCTACAGCTGCACTGGACTTCGTCTTTGAGCAGAACAACGCTTCAACAAGGGCAGCTTTCGTTTCGAGGCTCACACCTTCTCTATCACTCATACAGAGTCAGCAGGGAGTTGATCAGTTCAAGATCGTCTGTGACTCTACCAATAACACCCAGGACGACATCAACGGCAACAGGCTTAACTGCAAGATAATTGTTGCGCCAACAAGGGCTGTCGAGTTCATTGTTGTCAACTTTGTGGTGGATAGCACGGGCGTGACATTCACATGATGATACTTAGCACTATTAGGAGAACAAGATGGCCGAAGTAGTTTACTCGAGCGCCGGAGTTTCTGCGATCGAGCGTGATTCTACAACTATAGCCACCGCACAACCAGTTGGAATTCCAGCTGGAGTGATAGGAACGTCTAACCTTGGACCAGCATTCGTTCCTGTTACAGTTGGAAGCACCAGAGACTTTTTCGAAAGATTTGGCGCCACTGATGGTGAAAAATTTGGTCCCCTTGCTGTTTCCGAGTGGCTTAGGAATGCACAGTCTTGCACATTTGTGAGAGTTCTAGGCGCAGGTGATGGCAAGAAGAGAGACGATTCGACAGGAAAGGTCAATAGGGCGGGATTCGTAGTCGGAGACCAGATAGTTCAGCCAAGCGGATACGTCTCCAACAATAGATCTGCTGTATATGGAGGACCTCTTGGAAGGACTTACTTCCTAGGATGCTTCATGTCTGAGTCTGCAGGTTCAACGATATTCTCAGAAGCTGGTATCCAGGTCTCAGGCGAGAACATTTCTCGACCCATAATCAGGGGAGTCCTGATGGCTGCTTCTGGAGTCGTCCTCTCCCTATCTGGCAACAACATACCCGATTCAGGAGCTCCATCAACATCCGTTGCTGCCACTACTTCTCCATCAAAGGGCGGACTAACGGGATCAGTCAACGATTCCACCCTAGGTTTCGTTATGCTGCTGAATGGTTTCTCATCTCCTGATGGTTTGCCGACAGCAATATCTGCTTCGTTTGACACGAACGACAGCGAGTCATACTTTTACAACGCTTTCAACAGAGATCCTCTTCTTCTCGAGTCGAGAGGACACCTTCTCTATGCAGCATTTGATGTTCCAACTTCACTAGCCGCTGTCACTGGATCGGGTGCCTTCAAGACATCAATAAGCAGAGGTTTGCAGGATTTTGCATTCCTCACAACAGGATCTCTTGGAAGGAATGCTTCAAACAGCACATCACCGAACTACGAACAGTTTGAAGACAGGTTTGCTGCTGCTTCAACTCCCTTCTTCGTATCGCAGGATTTCGGTGGTACGAGATATGACCTGTTCAGGGTTGAATCAATTTCTGACGGTGCTTTCGCAAACACTGCATTTAAGATATCAATAGAGAACATTGCACCTGACCCTAGCACAACGAACCCGCAGTACGGCACGTTTGATCTGGTTGTAAGAGATTTTGAAGATACTGATTCGAACGTTTCTTACAAGGAAGAGTGGAGAGGCCTGAGCATGAATCCTAGCTCACCTCAGTTCTTCGCTCGAGTCATAGGAAACCAGAAGACGTTCTTCGACTTCGACAAGGTAAATGCTTCTCAGCGTCTGGTTGTTCAGGGAGACTTCCCGAATAGATCCAAGTACATCAGAGTAGTTGTTGCAGACAACGTTCTAGATCAAAACGTTCCCTCGACAGCGATTCCATTTGGGTTCAGGGGACCAAGTCATCTTGTGACATCTGGAAGCACAATGCTGACAAATGTGACAGATTCGACCAGATTTAATGTTAATGACACTCTTAATAGAGCGGTGCAGCCTCCCGTTCCAATGAGAAGCAACATAGCGACTGGCCTAACCCCCAACAAGACTGTCAACAGTCTTCTATACTGGGGCGTTCAGTTCAACTATAAGAAGAGTGTTGACGAGCCCAATACTGACTCTTACTTTGACAGGTCTATGCTCGGATTTACAAAGTACTTCCCGGGATACTCTCTCTCTGGTCTCAATTTCTCAGTTGGAAACAACGCAGGGGCTGCTGACGTCAATGGGTCAATTCTGGACTCAGATCGATTCAACAACAACCTCTTCAGCCTCGACAAGATACAGGTTGTCACGGCTTCTAATACTGCAGCTGATCCTGATCAGTGGCTCTCAGCATCGTACGTAAGAAATGGAAATATCACTGTCAGCGAAGCCAACAAGACAAGAGCTCTACAGCTATCGGATCTCTCGAACTCGACGAACAGGAGGTACGCAAAGTTCACCGTGTTCATGCAGGGAGGATTTGATGGCGTCAACATATTTGACAAAGAGAAGTCAGCACTATCAAATACCGCTGTCAAGAGAGAGAACGATGACTCTACAAATCAGGGCGGAATAAACGGACCTACTGTCTCTGCATATCGCAAGGCGGTCGATATAATCAACAATAAATTTGATTTCGACATCAAGCTCCTTGCAATACCAGGAATTAGGCATACAAGCGTTACAGATTACGCTATCTCAGCTGTTGAGAGCAGATTTGACGCCATGTACATCATGGACGTTGACAACTATGACACAAGAAATCTCTACGTCACCTCTTCGGCACAAAGGACAAGCGTTGATTACACAGTGAACGCATTCAACGCAAGAGGCATCGACAGCTCTTTCGCTGCAGCTTACTTCCCAGACGTCAACATGACAGACCCAACGACATCAACGCTTGTCACTGTTCCCGCAACAGTGGCAGTTCTAGGTGCTTTCTCACTCAATGACTCGAGAGCATTCCCGTGGTTCGCGCCCGCTGGATTTGCAAGAGGCGCTCTGTCGACAACTGTCTCGACAACGGTTCCTCTCAACAAGCAGAACCTTGACAATCTGTACAGCTCAAGGATAAATCCGATCACAAGGTTCGACGGAACAGGGTTCGTAGTGTGGGGCCAGAAGACATTGCAGGTTGCTGCCAATGCACTCGATAGAGTTAACGTCAGAAGGCTTCTCATTGAGATAAGAAGGGCTGTCAGGTCTGTCGGAAACAGCCTGCTCTTCGAGCCTAACAGGGCAGAGACTCTCCAGAGGTTCAGCAGCCTGGTCAATCCTATAATGCAGAGCATACAGGAGAGAAGCGGTCTCGATCGCTACAAGGTTGTCATAGATACTTCAACCACAACACAGGCAGATATCGAGAACAACACGATCAGGGGACAGATATATGTACAGCCAACTAGATCAGTCGAGTTCGTATCGCTTACGTTCGAAGTTAGGAATGCGGGAACATTCTAGCTGAATAGTTAAGAAAAGAGACCAAACAGGAGAAATTATGGCAGAGACCCTATCAGTCACAGATATGCTTCCCAACAAGTTTGAGCCGAAGCGTTCTTTTAGGTGGATCTTCGCGCTAGAGGGCATCGACTCATTCCTTCTCAAATCAGCGGGAAGACCCACCATATCTCACGAAGTTCTTACGATTCCTTACATCAACGCTACTCGCTACATTGCAGGAAGAGGAACCTTCGAGACAATGCAGATTACCCTGCACGACCCTATCGCTCCTTCCGGAGCACAGCAGGTGATGGAGTGGATTAGAACACACTACGAGTCAGTATCAGGTCGTGCTGGATATGCTGACTTCTATAAGAGAGATTGTCAGATTAAGATGCTAGACCCTATAGGTACTGTTGTTGAACTTTGGGACATGAAAGGAGCATTCATCACGAGCGCAAACTTTAGCAATCTTGACTACAGCCAGGGATCAGAAGCTGCAAACATCACACTAACTCTTCGCTACGATATTTGTACTCTCCAGTTCTAGTAGATTAAGTTTACGAAATACGCCCTCTAGGACAAATTGTTCTAGAGGGTTTTTCGCATGGCTAGAGAAGGCAAGAACGATATTTTCAAGAATGACAGGACTAGTGCGCAACAGCAGCAGCACCAGCAGAATAGAAGCATATCTTGGGAAGTTCCAGTCGAGGCAGTACCAGTACCCTCCCGTGGATCAGTCTATCCTCCTGATAGTCCTCTACACGGAAAGGAGCTGATTGAGATCAAGGCAATGACCGCAAAGGAAGAGGACATTCTAACATCAAAGGCCCTGATCAAGCAGGGAACTGTGATAACTCACCTTATAGCATCGTGCTTGGTCAACAAGGACATCTCGGTCCAGAAGATGCTCATCGGAGATAGAAACGCTCTGATGGTTTCTGTTAGAATCACAGGATACGGATCTGACTACAGCGCGAAGTCCACCTGTCCTTCGTGCAACAAAGAGTCCACTCAGAAGTTTGACCTAACAAACCTAGGAATAAAGCGTCTCCAGATAGAGCCCTCTAGGCAGTGGCAAAACTGCTTCGATTACAGGCTGCCAGTGAGTGGCAGGCTTGTACAGTTTAGATTTCTAACTGGTGAAGACGAGGAAGAGATTTCGACGGTAAATGAGCGCAAGAAGCAGCTAATGCCCGATATGCTACTTGAGAATAACGTCACGACTCGCTTGGAGAGAAGCATACTGTCAGTTGACGGCGTGACTGATAGAAACGAGATCTCACTCTTCGTTCGCTCCATGCCCGCTCTTGATTCTAGAAAGCTTCGAAAGTACATGGACGATAACGAGCCCGGCATAGACATGACAACAGAGATGAAATGCCCGCACTGCTCTACATCATCAGAGATCTCACTCCCAATGGGGGCGTCCTTTTTTTGGCCTCGGGATTGACCACATCGAGAACGTTCTCGAAGAGCACTACGCTCTGGTTAAGAACCTCAACGTTTCCTGGAACGAGGTTCGAGCAATGCCAATCCCGTACAGACGCTGGCTTATAAACAGGCTGATTAAAGACTTTGAAGAAATCAAGAAGGCTCACGAGAAGAAAGAGACTACGGAAGCACCCTCTGTCAGGGACATCGATAGATTCACGAGCAACATGATGAAGAAGTTCGATAAGTGATCCTCCTTGATACTTACACATGGAGGATCCTTTGGCAGAAGACTACACAGAGGTTCTGAACAAGATTGCCAAGCATGTAGAGCGTATCGAAGACCTTGTCGAGGAAGGCGGTACAGGGTCCGGAGGTCGCACCTCCCGCAGGGCGGGGGGCTATGACGTCGAAGACGAAGAAGACTCTGATGCAGCTAGCAGGCAAGAGAAGACAGCGAGGTCGACAGCAGATTTTCAAGAAGCTGCTGCCAAAGCATCAAAGGTCTATAGAGAGTCAATAGACAAGGCTGCAGAAACTCTCGAGGGAATGCTTGCGACAGCCGAGGGCCTTGACCCTGCTCTAGCCAAGGGTGCAAGAGACCTCGTTGAATTTCTAAAAGATGGATCGGCAAAGATAGGCGAGATGTTCGATATATCGAACTACTATGCAAAAGGAGCTGATTTTATATCGAAGAATGCCGGTGACATTGCAGAAGTAGCGAGATCAAAGCTAATGTTTCCGGTATTCCAGCAGCTCGCAGGTGAGACTGCAGGGTATTTTCAGGAAATACAGGGAAAATTTGGCGGACAGATCGGAAACATTACCGATACAACGAACACTGCTGCAGCAAACGCAAACCTAGCATTTCAGAAATACCTGGATGCAGCTGCAAATAACGCTGGTGAAGTCTACAAGGTAAACGGGCAGGCGATCGGGACACTTTCAAAGGGCTACCTGCGAGACTACGAGAACTTCGTACAAGAGATTATGAATGATTCTCGCAACGGCCTTCTTCTCGCGCAAGAGGCTGCGAAAGATGGCGGAGAAGTCATATCTCAGGAGCTTGTCCTAGCAGGAAAAGCTTTCGGTTTGCGAACTGATCAGCTCGCGACATTTATTTCCAGGAGTGTAGAGAGAACAGGCAAAGCCAACACTGATCTTCTAAGGCAGTCTACCGCTGCTGCTCAAGCTGCAGGCAGTGCCATGGGAGTCCACGCCAAGCAGCTGATGCCAATAATGGCAGAGATCATGGAGAGTACTGAGCGATTTGGCAACGTAGGTTCTGCTGCTGCTGCAAGAATCTCTGCGCAAGTTCTCAAGCTAGGAATCGATTTCAGGCAGCTAGACCAGGTAGTGGGTGGTTTTCAGGGATTTGAAAGTGCAGCTTCAAACGTAGGAAAATTGACTGCAGCTTTTGGCGTCAACCTCGATGCAATGGAGTTGATGTACCAGGCGAACGAGGATCAAGAACAGGTTCTTATCACTCTACGTGAAGCCTTTGAAGATGCTGGAATCGACATGAAAAACATGTCCCTGGCTCAGAAGAGACTAATATCTGATTCTCTAAGCGGAATCGGAGTAGAAAACGTTGATAGGATCTTTGGGCCACTTGGAGAAGGCCTCGAGGCGATGAACGAGAAGACGCAGATCTCGACAGAGCAGGCTATTCTCAATGCTACTGACGGTTTCAAGGAAGCAATCAAAGACCTCTCAGCTGTTCTCACAGATCCACTAGAGCAAGCAGCAGCTGCTGCGACTGCTAAGATGAACGCAGCTTCTGGAAGGATAGCGACTGAGGCAATGGGGCAGCTGAGCCAGCAGTCTGGAGAAGCGGTTCAAAACCTCACTGATAATCTTGCAGACAAGGTAAAAGGTCCTGCTACTGTAGTCCTGCAAGCACTTAAGAGCGCAGTAACGGAACCCTTGAAAGAGGGAGATCTCACAGCGAAAGCGATAGGTGAAAAACTTCAAACAGCAGTCGCAGATCTAAGGATATTGACTGGACTAGGCCCAAGTGCTCAAGCTGCAGTCGCAGCAGCACCAGTAGCACCTGAGGTACCCGCTACAACCCCAGTTCCTGCTGCTCCGACGCCCGCACCTCAGGTTCCTGCTGCTAACCTCACAGGAACGACTACACGAGAAATGCAAGTCCCGGGCCCTGCGGGCTCTACGAGGGTTATCAAGATAGTTCTAGACGAAAATACTGCGAAGGCTATAAGGGCTTATGAAGTAACAGGGGGAACTGAGAGAGAGGTTCCCGTGAAAGATCTTCCCGGGCTCACTGGTGGATCTGTAGAGGGACCATGAAATTTAATCTAGATGAACTACTATCATCGCTCACTCTAGATGAAAGAGAAGAAGCACTCAGGGGCATTCAGCATCTAGAGGCGTCTCTTTCATCTCTGTCTTCTGATGATATTGCAGAGATGATAATTAGTCTATTAGGAGACGAGGATGAGCAGAGAGACACTTAAGTCTTTCCTAAACGCGAATGGCTACAGCAGCCAGGAGATATCCTATGTCGTCTCTGACGATAACGGGGATGGACAATTAAACCAGGGAGATGATGATCTCGGTGTCGACCCGGGGACAGGTAGGGAGCTTTTAGATCTTGACGGAACTACACGGGGCCTGCTTGGAGACTACCTGAAGTATGTCACAGACAACGTTGATACTTTCTTCCCGTTTCGAGGAGGAAATAGCACAGCGCCATCCTCAGAAAGAGGATCTAGCATCCAGCCTGCGCAGAATTCTAGCGCAGAGATAGTCTTCGCACCATCTGATGGATCCGGTGTTAACACGAACTATTCCAACAGCGGTTACTTTGACTCTACGACTAGACCTCTAGACACCATAATCAACAAAGTGAATGGGGTTGACGGAAACACCCTTCTGCCCGATGTCAAAGGTGCACCTATTGACACGCTGGGCAGCGTCTTTGTTGCTACACCCGAGGAAGATACTGGCAAACTTGGAAAACCCATCAATCAAGTTCTGCGGAATTTTAACAGATTTAACCCGACACAACTTCTCGGTGGAAAGGTTTTTGTCGACAGAGGATCAACTGCACAAGATCTTGATAACACAAAATACACGACAGCACAGCGTGACTTCGGAGACTACGACAAGACAGCTACAGGCATTAGCCTAGAACAGCTCAAGAGCGTTGCTGGGAGCATGCTTCTGAAGGCTGCTGGCTGGGACGACGGAGATAACCCGACGCAGAGCGTGTCTCCTGACGCTGATTTCTCCCCCGCGGGCGCGAGAGGAACCCTAGACAGAGAAATCTATACTTACAGACTTACTCCTGATAGGGCTTATGGCGCACCGACGACTGAACAGGGTGGCTCTACTCGTGCAGGCAGAGGGTCATATGTATCCTCAGACCTATCAGCTGACTCATCAAAATCGTATGGCAGCGTCACTACTCCTGACAGTCCTTTCTACTCATCAAACTCGAATGTCATACTGGCGCAAGCTGCCGCAGCTATTAGCTTGATGATAGCGAAAGTAGAAGAGGCAATCCCAAAAGTCCTAGACTACATTTCAAACGCAGAGAACGTTAATCGAGGTGCAGGTCCATATCCGAAAGGATACTCTACAAGGGTTGGAAAGCTTGCTAAGTACGAGTTCATCAAGAGAACAGTCTTTATCCCTACGATATATCCATATTCTGACTGTGTGAGAGCAGGACTCAAGATCATGTTTAGCGGATCAGATAACTTCGCAGGAAAACAAGGGGTTTATGAGTCGCCTGGATTCTGGCTATCGATCGCCAGGTCTGTTCTCAGATCTACTGACATCGTAGCTTCTGCGATATACACTGCAGGAAAGGACGCTGCAGGAGTAGATGACAAGGACAAGATACGGAAAGTCCTGGATGCAATTAGCAGATCTAAGGTCATCGGTCTAATGAATGCAGCTGCAACATCGGGTGATATTCTACTTCGTCTGACGAAGGGCAGCAGCAACCTAGCAGATCTCAATTCTACTCCTCTTGACTACGATGTCGACACGATACCAGACGGTCCAGCAACGAGAGTTTCAAAGTCAAGATCAAGAAACGGAACAAATAGCACAGCACTAGCATGGCGCAATGGCTCCGTTCCCTCGGTATTCGCACTAAGTAGAGGTGCGCTCGATGCATCGGCGAGAATGAACTCTATCGTTACGGGACCGTCTCCTGCAAAGGCCATGCTTGCAGGAACTCTTTATGAGAAGACTTACGTTGATAGGGGCTTTGATGTGTACGTCAACAAGGGAGTTAATAACTCTGTAAGGAGGATTCCTAAAGAAGTAGTCAAGATACTAGAGGACAGACTTGACGCCGAATATGTTCCTTTCTACTTTCACGATCTTAGGACAAACGAGATTATTGGTCTGCATGCTTTTCTTGACACGCTTTCTGATTCATATTCTCCTTCTTTTAATGGCACCCGAGGATTTGGTAGAATCGACGATGTCCAGATCTATTCTAAGACATCTCGCACTCTAGGCATCAATTTTAGGATGGTTGCAACATCAAAAGAAGACTTTAATGAGATGTGGTTTAAGATCAATAAGTTGACAACCCTAGTCTATCCACAGTGGACAGTTGGCACAGCCGTGGGAGATGGACAGAACACTAGGCGTTTCATGCAGCCCTTTAGTCAGGTCATTGGTTCAAGTCCCATCATACGAGTACGCATAGGTGATGTAATTAAGAGCAACTATTCTCGATTTAATCTCGCTAGGATCTTTGGAATAGGGTCTGGTGCAGAAGTTAACATAACAGCTAAGGCAGCAGCAGCTACAGGAATAGGAGGCGCAGTAACAGACGCTACTGATTTCTTAGACGCTGCTGGTGCTGAACTCTTTTACGGAATAATGGGATCACCCTTTCAGTACACGACATCTGACTCTACCCCTGGTCCCCTTAAACAAGTAGTAAATTCAGTTGCATCTAACTTTCTAATCGGAGGATTTGCAAATCCTCTAGGATATGCATTAGTTAGACGCGTCTTTGATGATCCTGATAGTACACCTGACGCTGATGTTCCAGCGGGTGCAGCTGCAGGACTAGCTGAGGATGCATTGTCAGGTTTCTCTGACTTTGTTGATGGTTTGCTCACCGGAGGAGGAAGGGTTCCCAGCAAGGGTCTTGCAACAAACTCTTTCTGCTATGTTAAAGCTTCCAATGGAAGGTTGTACGATTTTGCTGACATCGATTATAAGAGCTCTGGAGTATCTAAAGATAGACTCCGCCTTGTAAGGCCTGTTAGATGTGTGGTGAGAAATGTGCAAACAGACTTTCCACAAGATCCTAAATTAACAAACGAAGGAATTCCTCAGCGAGGATTCTATGACGCAAGGTCAAAGAGAAAGACTTATTATACAGTCATGATCATCGATCCTGGCGTCTCTTACAATCTCTTTATGCGGGAGATAATAGTGACGCATGCAGACGTCATGCCAGATCCTCTGATTGCCTGGTCTGCAGCTGCTGCCCTATATTCTCCTGTCGCTGTAGTTGCAGATATTGCAAACGCAGCAGCCAGGAGCGCCGCTGCTTCTGCCGGTGTAGATTTGTCGAATACAAATGCACTTAACATTCTTCGATCTAAAGAGCAGGAATTCATGGATCCTGATGAGAATCCTTTCACAAGTGCTGCTGAAAGCGCAATGGGAAGAGGCCTTGCAGCTGTAATCACAAGCCTCAGCTACAACTGGATAGGATCAGATGCAGGAATGTGGGAGACTGACTGGAACTCTCGTGCGCCAATGTCTTGCAAAGTTTCAATGAATCTAACGGTAATTCACGATATTGCCCCGGGCATCGATGCTGCTGGCATGAACAGGGCGCCTGTCTACAATGTTGGAGATACTATGCATACATTCTCAGGTGATCCATACCCGGACAATGGAGAGATATCAAAGACATTCTTTACATCTGCAGGATCGCAAGCATCACGTAGGAGGAACTGATGGTCGATAGTCGCTACACCTATTCCCCGAGAGTCTCGACAAATGTCGTGGGGAATAGCAACACTTCTTACTTGATTTTGCAAGCCGTTCAGAATGGCACCCTTCCTTGCACCTACGTTGAAGTAAAAGACGGCGTAAGGCTCGATCACATTGCAGCCAATGCTTATGGAGACTCTAGGTACTGGTGGATTATTGCAGCAGCTTCCGGCATCGGGTGGGGATTACAGGTTCCTCCTGGCACTATAGCTAGAATACCATCCAGCATAGCCTCAGTTATGAGAGTCATATCAGATGTACGATAAGACGATCCTCTACAGCGCAGCAGACAGACTTGCTGATTACCAGCTTTTCAAGAAGAATGAGACTCTTTCGTCTCTGATTGGAGTTAATCTGCAAAGCACGCCCGGCCTTTCTGTACCAGCCTCAGACCCTGCTGCAGGACAAAATGGCGATTCTACAGAAAGAGATCCAGCAAGGCTAACAGCAGGTCAAGATGGACTAGGATTCTCAGTAGCAGCTCTCCTTAGATCCAGTAAGGCGCAATATGCAGCGATTGATAGCTCTGCAGATATCATCTCTAGAACAGGCCTCATAGACGTCTACTATGGAGCAAAGACAGACCTTCCAAAAACAGACAAGGGTAATGTCTCTCTCTGCTTGCCAAGCGCCACATTCAGCATTAACTCAAGGCCAGAGCCTAGCAGGTTTGACGGACCAAACATCGCTTTTTTCATGCACTCAGGAGATGCTGCTAGCCTCCCCAGAAGGGACACCGAAGTGGTCTCTGTGTTTACAGGAGGTGTGTCTTCTCTAGAGATGTCAAGGTGTGTGCCTTATCTAAATCTAGAGTTTGTCTCTCTCTCCGAGAGATTTTCTAATAACAAGGTCTCAAAGCTAAGCCTTTCTGGATACTTGAAAGACGACATAACAGAGTCACAAAGATCGAATAATCCAAATTTTTATAACCCCATCCCGTCTGATTTTGATGATTTTTCTCTCGGAGGTGTTACGAAGAACAAATCGTTTGCTGGTATGGAGCTTTTTACGGCTCCTCAGACTGTTTCAAATCCTGATGGCTTGCGTGGTGTCAACAAGTTTGCTCCATTTATGACTTTAAATTCGTGCGATATACAGTTGCAGAGCGCTGGGCAGGCTTTTTATTCTTACAAGACCGCTAAACTCAAACTTACTCTTCACGACAGGACAAGGATGCCTGAGGTGGCTCCCTTGTTGGCCGTTGATCTTTTTGCACAAAACTATGTCGTGCTAGAATATGGGTGGTCTCATCCAGAAGGTTTCAAGGGATCAACAAACGACTATGGAAAACTCCTTGGAAACATGAGGTGCAGGGAGCTTTACACGGTCGTAAGCACGGGTTTCAACATGTCCTCTGAGTCTGCAGGTTCTGTCACCATAGATCTCAATCTTTCGATGATGCCTGCAGAGCAAATTAAATCAGTGTCTGCAGCAACTGGAAATTCTGTCCAGATATCGTTAATCAAATCAGCTCTTGCAGCTGTCATGAGAGAAGAGTCTTCCGAAAACAAGGTCCAGTCAGCAGACGTCCAACAACAGATGCCTATCAAGCTTAAAAACGTATCGTCTTCAAACACGATGATACCGAGAAAAAGTCTCGTGGAGCTCCTAAAGGTTTCTTCTCAGGCTACCTTTAACAAAGAAGAGTTTTCAAGAGTAGCTTCTGGAATAATAGCTGGGATCGATGCAAGCAAGAGCTCACCCGAGTCTATAAGGACAATTCTTATGGACAGGCTTACTGAGGTTAGAAGAAGTAGCGTGCGTGCTTCTTCTCCTTTTGACAAGCGTCTTGATGTTATTAGAGAGAGAATTAAGCTGGTTACTGGTGGGATTAAGAAGGAAGATTATCTACCGCTGTCTTCCTTGGTGTACGCATTCCTGGGAGTGCCTCTCGCAGCCTGCTGTAAATTTGACGAGGTCCAAGTTCATTTTTATCCAGCAAACGTAAATGCACTTGGTGCTGCAAACATAAACGTTGGAGACTTTCCTGTTCCCGTAAGCGTTGTTGAGACAGCAATATCGCAGCTTGAGAATCCTTCCTGTTACTCCCTGATAAGGACGATAATCGAACTAGCAATCACAAAGCCTAGCTACATAGCCTATGGTTTATCAGATCTCTACACAAAAAAAGAAGGACTTCAGACAGCCTCAAGCGAAGGTGTAGACCCGAATGCAAAGACTGACGCTGCAAAAGAAAAGGAGAAATCTGCAAATCAGCAGGAAGAAGTAGATCGTAAGCTAAGAGAAGGCGATCCTGACATTGAGAGGAAGATACAGGAGATAGCGACTTCGCTGCAAGCACCATCTGCAGATTTTCAGTTACCAGATATTAGGATCTATGTTGAATCTGTGTCAATGACAGAGGATACTCCTGATTCGAAGCAGGTAGCTTCTCGCACTGGTGGCGTGATGGCCAAAGTACACATATTCGACAAACACAGGTCTCCCTATTTTAAGGAGCAGGTTGTCCTAAGGGCTATCAATTCTTCTGATATTGTCTCAACTTACGCTGGGAAGGCTGTTAAGTTGGGCAGCGGCACTAGCACGCAAGATGCAGTTGGAACTAGCATCGAAGAAGTTACAAAAGTGATAAAGTCGGAAGGATCTGCAGCGATCATCGCAAGGTTTGATCAAGCCAAGATCAAGGAGATCATAAAATCTGTCATGCCTGTGATCAAGATAGGTTCCGACAGCTCAGTCATTGGTCAGCTATCAATATCTTCTAATACTGGGGGTGCGCTGGCTAACGCACTTATGATCGATGCATACAGGGGAACAATAGATCCACAGACTTCAAAGTCTTCAACTGCTAGTGCAGAGGAGATTGTTGTCCTGCCAAGCACGCTCAACGTAACAATGCTAGGGTCACCCCTGGTCCAATACGGTCAGCAGTTCTATCTCGACGCAGGAACGGGCACAACACTAGATAGCATCTATATCGTCACAAGTGTCCAGCACTCAATATCTCCTGATTCTTTCACGACACAGATGTCAATGACTCCTTCTTATCAGGGGTCTATGAGAAGCTTTAAGACTGCTATTAAGTCAGCAGTGGCTAAACTGACCGATAAACCTTTTGTGCCAGCAACTCCTCTCCAGAAGAGGTTGGCAGAAGGTCCTCCAGCTAGTCTGAATTCGGCAAAAGTCGAGACCTTTGAATTTCCACCGCGCGCAAGTAAATAATCAATAGAACTTTTACTTGAAAAATAGACTTGATTTGTGAAAAAATAGCATATGCTAATCTGCATCTGCTCATCTAAAACAGGCCTGAAGAAAAACCTTCACGTAGATACTGACACAGGTCTATTTGTGACATCTCACGAGCATGCTTCGTGGTGTGTGCACAGCAGTGTCCGTAGCATAGAAGATACTGCAAGACTAATGTCGATAAAGACACCTCAGGTACCAGAAAGGTTTCAGAATCTGTCTCGGGAAATATCAAGTAAAAATCCTGCATGGGCTCAGATGCTACCTGCTGAAGAGAGCAAGAAATACGTCTCAAAGCTTGTAGATTTTGTCAAAAAGGCATGGGATGCATCCTCAGATTACGAGAAACTGATATTTCCTCAAGGAAATGAGGTTCTCTTCTCACTAGAGAAGATGGATATTGATGAAAAAATCCTGAAAGAAACCAGTGATAGTTCAGGTGTGCTAGACTCATTCAGAGAGGGAGGAATCCCTAGATATGACAGGTTCGCTGCTGTGACAGGAAGAATGAGTGTCACGGAAGGACCAGACATCACAAGATTGCGCAAAGATCTTAGAAAGATAATTCTTCCTGAGACTAGCACGAGAGGGGTCTACCAGATAGACATGGTTGCACTCGAGCCCACTCTTGCACTTCTGATAGATGGACAGAGATGTCCAGATGATGTCTACACACACATCAGCGAGAAGGTACTAAGCGGACATGTAGGACGCCCTGAGGCTAAGGTCACAACGATATGTGCGATATACGGAATATCAGCACAAAAGCTTGCTCAGAAACTCCCAAAGGGCGTCGATGCAAAGAGAGTCTTGGGAGATGTTAGGTCTTACCTCAACATTCCCGGTCTGCTTGTCAAGCTTCGTGCAGAATCCTCTGGAGGATATATCAAGAACTTCTACGGCAGAAGGATTACTGCACAAGAAGATTCTCCTCTTATCAACTACTACCTTCAGTCTACTGGCGTCGATGCAGCTCTTCTTGCATTTAGAGAGTTTGACAGAATGTCGAGAAGTGCTGGTGTTGAGATATCGAAAAAGGGTGTCATACACGATGCTCTTGTCTTTACCTGTGAAAAGTCTGCGGTTGATGAGTTAAGCTCAATCGCAGCAAGCATTCCTGTTACGGGTATTGGAAACCTTCGCGCAAAGATCAAGGAGATATCGTGAAGATAGAG